GCTGTGATTGTAAAATTGATTTTTACTTTGGTGAGCGAGCCGATAAGTGTTGGCTCTAAATAGGGAGATGCCGGCACAATAACAATTGCCGGTGGGATTGGTGACTCAGGCACACTGTTATAACTTGATGCCGCCAAAGAATTAAAAGCTGCAGCCAATGTTGATCTAGTGCCTGCAATGGTTGATGCGGTCACTGAGCAAATCCCTCAGCATCTAGGTAAGGATAAAGCAAGGTGCTGACACGATTGGTGAGACTGCGACCCATGCGGTATGGCGTAGATGCAAAATCAACGCCCTCAATCTGTCCACCGGCTGCAATGCGAGATTGGAAAACCTCAACTGAGACAGCCAAGATTGCTGACTCAATAGCATCATTGCCGGCATAAATTTCTGCAGCTGAGTAGCCTGAAAGTGTGGCTGTGCCTGATGGGATTTATTCGCGCAAAGTTACATCAGCATTTGTAAGTGCTGCTGTAAATTGGAAATCCCCAGCTGTTGTGACTGTGTGTGTTGCACTAAAAGGTGATGGCAGGCCGGTGACTATGACGGATTGACCTGCCACAAAGTGATGTGGGCGCAATGTGTAGAAATAGGCCACATTGCTTGTGAGCTTGTATGAGTCCACTGCTGTTGTGTTAGCAACAAGCATGGGCAAAATTACTGCCTCACTAGTGTTGATTATTTCATTGAGATAAGCGTCATTGTACAAAGATGTACTCACGCCAAGCACTGCCCTGAGCTGTGCGGCTGTAACAATGCTTGGCATGAGTCATCCTTTCGACTGCTGAGGCTAGATCGGGAGAACTAGCCTCATGATTAGTTGGTGGCGATTACGCCTTATTTACCTTGAAAGCTCCTGCACCAATCTTTGTGGCGCATGCTCCAAAGGAATATAGGCCGACAGTGATTGAACCATCAGCTGTTGATTCTGCGCGCAGTGCGTACTGTGCAGGATCTTCATACCATGTGTATGCATCAGGATTGACAATGATGAGTGAGCCATCTGTGTCTGTTCCTGCTGCTGTGTTTGGTGTAACAAAGAGATCAAGCCCAGCGACATTGCCGCGCAGTGAGCGAGGTGATGCCACGCCGCCTGCGTTTTGTGGCTGTGAAGCTGTGTAAATTGGGCGGCCTGAATCGTTGAGACCCATGATGTTTGACCACTGTGCTGTGTTAGCAATGAGGTTTGTTGCAAATGGGTTTGGAAGCCCCTTTGTTGCGTTATAGACAGATGCAGCACCACGAGATACAAAGCCAAGAAGCTCTGCAGCTGTTGGATATGTTGTGATTGTTGTGCCGTCTGCTGTTGCGCCTGAAATGATTGCTGCATTGACATAAGCATCCTGTGCTGCTGCCATTTGCGCGACCATGTTACGGTAAAGCTCGTCATAAAACGCAGGGTTGCTGCGTGTCAGGAGCTCAACGCTAAATTTTTGCTGTGAGGCAAATTTCTTAACAGTCACAGATAAGAATGAGCTCTGCTGGTCTGTCTCAGAAAATGCTGCATCCTCATCTGCTGCTGCAGCTGATGGAAGCGTTGTGACCTTTGGAATTTCAAAGGTAAGGCCAGCTGCAGGCAATGTGCCTCGGCTGATTGCATCAATTGACGGGCGCACCATTGTGGCAAGACCATTGATGATGGTTGTCATTTGTGGTGTGGGATTAAATGCACTGTTGTCAGTGGTGTTATCCGCTGCCATTACATAGCGCTTTGCTTCCTCATCACCTAGTGATGCCTTGATTGTGTTTTCCATGTACTTCGCAGCTGTGACCTCAATGCGTGGCTTTGCTGTGAATCCACCAACAGCTGTTGCTGCTGCTGTTACTGACTGTGCGGCTTCGACCGTCTCTACGGTTTCCGCGTTTGTGACGGTGTTTTCCACTTCGTCTCCTTCTGTTGTGGGTGTTGCATCTGCATCCGGTGTGGATTCAGAATTTTCATCTGCTTCTGTTGCTGCCACTGATGACACGCGAGCACTGCGGATTGCAGGCTCAGATGTCAATGCCACAGCTGTGAGTTCTCCTGCCAAGATTCTGACAGTGCCATCTTTTAGGGTTTCATATTCATCAATTGAAACCTCAACTGAAAAACCATCACGCAAACCCTCAGCAGCTTCAACCAAAGCATCATTGCCTGCTGTTGTCTCAGCAATTTTAAAGGTTGCCAAAATTTGAGTGTCGCTTTGCTCCATGCTTAATGTCTTGCCAATTCTGCGTGATCTGTCATGCTCAAGGTTGAGCAAAACCGGCTGCGCTTCAATTGAACCCTTTGCAAATTGAGTCTTTCCAATTGATGTGTTGCCTGTTTCCTCAAATGTCACAATTGCGCCTGTGATTGTGCGCTCTGCTGAGTCAGCAGCTGTGACCTTCATTGATGTGGTGAGTTTCTTCATGAGATTAGATCTTCCTCCTCGCGGATTTCGTCAATTGACAATGCGCCAATATCGAAAAGTGTTTTGTATGCTGCAATGCGCTCAGCTAGTGAACCGCGCAAGAAATCATCCAAATCAAATCGCACAGTTTGGCCTGCTGGCACAAAGTCAGCAAAGCTCATGCGCTGTTCAATGACTGAAAGGTAATTTCTAAAAGCAAAGTCAATAAGATCCCTGCGCTTGTCTAATGCGTTTGAGTAAGTGAATGTGCTCTGTTGTGCATCTACAAAGTACGCAGGGATACCAGTGGCGCGAGCCAATTCTAAAGCCACATAATTGCGGGCTTCATTGAGTTGGAGATTCTTTGGATCATAGCCAAATGAATCAAGCGATACATCAGCGTTGAGATACACAAAAGATTTCTTCACACGGCGAGAGAGCGCCTGCATGAGCTTTGATACACGATCAGGTGGCAATGATGTGCCGTTTGACTTAACCACCATTTGTGGATTTGGATTGAGTGCAAAATCTAGCGCTGCAGATTCAAGAGCCGCTGCAGCTTTAATGGTGCGACCGGCGCGAGAGAGTAGACCCTCAGAGCATCCTGGGAATACGACAAGGTTGGCAGGGTCAATGTACTTGCCGTCCACCATGTAGTTTGTAATCTCAGTTGATTGTGCATTTGTCTGAATCGTTACGCGCTCAGGTGCAATGCGTTCCATCTCACGGATTCTGCCCGTGTCCTGATACCTAGAAGTTGCGTATGCATACGCGACAGGGTGGAAAAATAAATCTGAAACTATCCAGCTCCAAAATGTTGCACCAGGGATGCGTGAATCAGGTTGATTGATAACACGCGGCTGGCCTTCTACGCGCTCGCCTGTGCCTTCGTTACGCGCAACCATTGGCAATGATCCAATTGTCTGCATGACTGAACAAGAGCGGTAAATTGTTGGCACTGTCATTGCTTCTTCGCGGGTTGCTGTTGTTGCAGCAATTCCAAAGAGTGCCATTGCATTGCCGTAATACGGCTGCAAAGATGCATCAACTGTGTCAAGCTGTGCAGCTTCTACATTGCGGCTAAATAAACCCATGCCCTCATTTTACGGCTGCTGGTAGCGTTACATGACCATGATGTCAAGGTCTGTTGGTGGGCGTGTCGCAAAGTGGGTCACAAGAGCTGTGGCCACACTAGCGCAAACCACTGACCCGCTCGCCCGCCGTCCAATAACCCACCCGCCATCTCCCCTGCGCAATTGCACAGCTGAAAGCATTTGTGTAGACAATTCAGGATTGGGCTTGTAATGCAATCGGCCTGAGGTAATAGATCCCAGCATTTCATCACAGGCCTGTGGGTAGACAGCATCCATGTCATAGGTTGGGATGCCTGCAGGTGCTAGGCGAGTCGCCACCGCACCAGCCGTGCGCTTTGAATACAGCACATAATCGGTTGAATACTTGCGAGCATAAAAGGCCAGGTCATTTGCAATGGCTTTGTCATCAAGCTGCAGAGCGTTATCCCAGGTATGCAAGAGCTTGACACCAAATGTGCCATCCTCATCCAATTGCTGTGCGCCAACCAGGGCTGCAAACTTACGATCAGGTGAGAGGTCAATCCCAAGCCAGGTGGATTTATCTTCAACCAAATCAAACTTGTCATCCGCGCAGGCGTTCCACTTTTGAGCATCCACACATGAGCTGATGGCCTGTACCCAGCGGCAAAGCACTTCGGTCTGCACCACATCAGGCGGGTCATTGAAAACCGCACGGATATTGTCAGGGTGAATGGTTGTTCCCAGCGCTGGGTTTGAATAGGCAGCATTTTCTAGGGTTACATCATCAGTGGGCGCTGACCATTCAAAATAGCCAATGTCATCCTCACCACCAGCAATGGCAGCGAGCGCCCTGGCACGGAATTGATTGAGTACAACACTGCTGGCATCACCAGCATTTGTGTAGGCCATGATCATAGGATTTTTTGCAGCCATCAAGGTATAGCGAAGTGATGCAAAGCTCTCCATGTCCGTCATCTCGCGCAATTCGTCTAGATGGATGGTTTCAGGCTTTGAGACACCGCGAGCGGCAGACCCACCAGCCTTGATGATGTAGCGGGTGTTGTGGAGAGTCTCAATCTCCTCAGAGCCATGAGTCCAGCGGATGCGCTTAACCTGAGATGCCAAGAATTCGCTGCCTT